GGCGCGGTAGATGGTCAGCGTCGCCAGGCTGCCATCCGCCATGACGATGTGCAGCAGCCGCGACTTCTGGTCGAAGGCAACACCCGCCGGCGTGCCGACGATGTGCCGCGCGAGGATGGCGAGGTCGTTGGCCTGGTAGGCGTCGCTCACCTCGGTATAGGCGAATTCGTACACCCCCTGCCCGCCGCGCGCGATGAAGACGGTGGACCCGTCCACATCGACGGGCGGCACCAGCCGCTCCACCGGCGAGCCCACCCGCGTCTGGCGGTTGAGCTGGATGGAGGAGGGCGTCAGCGGGTCGCCGCTGACCATCCACTCCGCCCCCGAGGTGAAGACCTGCAGATGCCGCCCGGAGAACAGCCCGCGGATGGCGTTCACCTGGTCCGAGACCAGGCCGAACTCGATGGCCTCGTCGTCCAGCCCGGTGCCGGCGTCGAAGTTGAACAGATCCCCGCTGCGCGAGAGGAACAGCCGGTGCGGCAGGTCGCGCGAGCCGCCGATCACCAGCCTTTCCTGGTGGAAGCAGCAGGAGACGGCCAGCCGCGCCCGGGCTGAACGCCGCCTCGTCCCATTCCTGGGCGCGCCGGTGGAAGCGAGTTCGCATTCCACCGCCCGATCACCCGCGTGGCGGAAGCACCGCTCGATCGTCAGCCGGGGTTCTCGCCGATGCGCGCCGGGTGCCGGCATGGCCCGCGCGGAAGATGCCGGCGCCGCATCGACCACGATGCTGCCCTGCGTGGCGCTCGGCTCAGCGTCACCGCCGCATCGGCGATGCGGAAGAAGGCTCGCGGGTGAGCTCCAGGGCGCGATCGACCATCCGCCATGCTGCGCGTCACCCGTGCGGCACATCTCCGGATGCACCAGCAGCAGCGTGTCGGCATTCTGGCGTGGCCCGTCTGGTGCCGCATCGCCGCCGTCCAGGGCCGCCCGCACCGCACCAGCGCATCGCCTGATAGATCGGAGCTGCCTCGTCAGCACCATCAGATAGGTCTGCTCGGTTGTGAACTCGAGGGAACCAGGCCGCGCTGGCCCGGCAGGGGGTGACATGCGCAGCCCCGGCCGGCGCGTCACGGCCGCGGTCGGGCGATGAACACGTTGCGCAAGCCGCGCGCGCCATTCTCGAAGGCGGCAGTCGCCGCGGCGAGCAGCCTACGGCGCGAGTCCCCCGCCGCGAAGCTGGTCTTCGCACGCTTGACGCGGCATGTCTCAGCCCCGCAAATCGATCAGGGGAAAAACCCTCGAGCACCCGCGCCGTGGCCTGCTGGCTGTCGGCTGGCGCGCCGCGCGCAGCTCGGACTCGGCCAAGCCGGTACAGCATCTCCGCGCGCGAGGAATTCTCCGTCAGCGGAATGCAGAACTCCGCCCGCCAGCCGCGCCGCCAGCGCAGCGGCAAATAGGGCGGGAACGCGCTCGCATCCGGGACGGAAGACGTAGGTCAGCGCCACGCTCGGCATCGGGTGAACAGCCGGTTCCTGCAGCCGTAGACGATGCGCGCGCCCGCCCGGCCGGACGGCGGACAGCGCCCGCAGGAAGCCCGCGGGAAGCTGGAAGGCATGGCCGAATCCGCCCGCGGCACCGCCGAAAGCCGCCGAGCGCGGCCTGCGCCGTTCGCGAAGGACCAGGATGCGCGACAGCATCGCTCGCGGATGCCGGGATAGAGATCGCCGCGACTTCGCCTCGCCGTGCCTTCGTCGAAGGAGGCGACGGCTGCGCGCCGTCTTGAGCAGCGCGCGCGGCGGCGCGAGGGCGGAGAGCGCCATCGGGGAGGAATCCTGGTTGTCGCGGGAGAAAGGAAGAAAGACGGGGAGAAGGGAACTTCTCCCCCGAACCCCCTCGACCTCTTTGGTTCCTTGGCGCGGCCGCAGAGGGCAGCGCCAGGATCCAAAGAAGGGGGGGTTTGGGGGAGGTTTCACCCCCCGACCTTCGGTCACTCTTGCGCGCATCCGCACGACGCAGGTCGCGTCGATCATCACGCGCCCCTGGACATCATGTTTTCACGAAATTGCGCGGCGCGGTCGCCATGCCAGGTGATGTCCGTCACCACCTCGCTCGCCACGCATGGCCATCGCCGTCCGGTGTAGAAGAGCAGTAGCGCAGCGTGCCCGCCTTGGTCAGGCCGGAATGCGGCATCCACAGCGCGCCGAGCCAGCGCTTGGCCTGCGTGCCCTTCCACGGCAGCGCGTCGTCGCCCACATAGTCGGAGCGCGCGAACTCTCGATCTGCAGCAGCTCCGACCACATGCTTCCAGCCCACCACGGCGAAGCGCGCCCGTCCATCGGCACATCGCCGCGCCCACATCTCGAAGGCCATCAGACCTTGGCCTTGGTTAGCACGTCCGTGGTCGGTCAGCCGGCGCCGGTGCGGTTGGCCTCGCGGTCGCGGTGTCGAAGGCGTTGCCGATCAGCTCGTCGTCTTGCGCCCCAGCGATAGTCGCCGGCATTGGGATGAGGTGCGCTCGTCGATGTTGGTCTTGATCTCGTCGAGGCGGTCGATCCACTCGCCGGCATAGTAGTCCTGCAGGAAGCATTCGGCGTTCGAGTATTCCAGGTTCATCACCGGCACGACGCCGTTGCGCGCCTTGGCCGCGGCGGTGCCCTTGCCGACGCGCGGGAAGATGGTGGAAGCGCCCTTGACGCCGCCCTTGGAGCGCACGGTGGGGCGCAGCTTGCTGCCCTGGCGCTGATAGGCCTCGGCGACCTCGGCCTCGAACTGCTTCACGAAGGCCTGTTCGATGGTGCCCGACATGCGGGGGTCCCTTTCGTCTCTGATGGAGGGAAATGCGCCGACGAGCGCGGTTGGCCGGCGGGCCGGGGCGAAGGCGCGCCGCGCGCCCGGCGTGGGGCGGTTGTGCGCGGCGGAAACGGACGGTGCGGGCGGCGCTGCCGGGAATGGCGCGCCACCCGCCCCCGGGCCGCCCGCGACGGTCGCGCGGGGCCGCCGACACGGCGAGCGGAGAGCCGCTCGAGCCGCCCGGAAAGCGAGGTTTCAGGCAATGGGCCGCTCCGGCAGTCCCGGCCCGCCGATGCACTCAGCGCCGCATCGGCATGTCAGCATCACCGAGGCTCAGGCGCGGCGGCTCTCGCGGCACTCTCGTCTGGCGATCGGGGTGCTCCAACAGGCAAAGATGCTCCAATCCGTTCCCTTCGATCGTGGTGTTGAGGGGATGCACCGGATCGCCCGGTTGGCCACGCGGGGCCTGGCGGCAGCGAAGCCCGCGCGCCGGCGAGGCCGGTCATGTGCAAGCGGAAACGGACGGGGCGGGCAGCACAAGGCCGCCCGCCCCCGGGCCGCCGCGCGGGTCGCGCGGGGCCGGCGGCACGGCGAGCGGAGGAGGAGCCGCTCGAGCCACGCCGGAAGGTGAGACGAGCCTGGCCGCCGACGCGCGCCAGGGACGCTCAGCGTGCAGTGTCAGCCGGCCATGAACGGCCGACAAGGCGCCAGGTCATCGACGTAGGCCGGCGATGTCATCGCTGTTCGTCGCCCAATCCGGTCGGGACGCGCCGCAGGGTCACGGCGCCGCCGTCGCGGCATCATCCGGCCGGTGGAACCAGCACAGGTCGAGGAATGTCACCTCATGGTCCAGCGCCTCCCATTCCCGCCGGAGGCGCTGCAGGATGGCGGCCTTTCCATGTGCCTGCTCGGGCCAGGTGGGCGCCCGGCGGTCGGCATGGGCTGCTCGTCACCGCCACGAAGCCATGATCGAGCAGCAGGGAGACGAAGTTCAGCATGCGCTCCGTGTCGTCGGCACCGGGGAGCGCCTCATCCACGTCGTGAAAGGCGTCGAGCACGATGGGAAAGCTGACGTCATCCATTGCCGCTGATACCACCAGCTGGGAAATGACCTCGTCGAGCGGAAACATGCTGAACGCCTCAGAAATGCAGTTTGCGGAGGACGGCATAGCCTGGGATGTTGATATCGATGGCGGGGCTTCCGCTTATGGCGCCCGGGAAAACGGACAGACCCCGCAGGCCGGCGCCGTTGTCATCGTTCATCGCTCACCTCCTGTCGTGCGGGCCGGTCGGGACGCGGCCCGCGGTCAGGGCACCGCCTTCGCGGTACCGCCCCGCCAAATGAACCAGCACAGGTCGAGGAAGGTTACCGCGTGGTCCAGCGCTCCCATTCCGCCGCAGCCGGTCCAGACAGCGGCCTTGTCGGTTCCGGCCAGGGCGTGTGGTCGATCGGCGTAGGGCTCGTCACAGCGACGAGCCACGTCGAGCATGAGTGCCACGAAATGCAGCAGGCGCTCGTATCATCCGCACCGGCGGCGGTTCTGCGCGGTTCAGTGCGCCAATGATCATCGGAAGCTCACTTCTCGACTTCCGCGAGACTGTCACTGCGAGAGCTGCTCTCAATCGTCGACATCCGCGCTTCCTCAGAGAAGTGCAGTTTCGTAACATCGAGGTAGCAGGGATGTTCACTCAATGCCGGCTGCACAATTCGTTCCCGGGCGATACCCGACAATGAACGTCGTCCAAACAGACATCCTTCCGGGATCCCGCGCGGAGGTTCACTCCACAGCGCCTCGTCCGTTTGTCAGCCTTCGCAGCAGGCTTCAGCTCAGGCTCACCTCCCTGCATGTCCTGACGTCGGTGTGCACCGCGTTTCCGACTGCCGATCGGCCGCCCCCGGCGCAAATCATATCACAGTTCCTGCTGCGTGGCGAGACAGTTGGTGGCGCACCCCTTGCGCAGAGCCCGGCCGTCCGGCGACCGTCGCGCCGCCACCTCCGGCGCCCCTTTCCAGGATCGTGTCCGGGCCCGTCCGATGATGCGCACGACTCCGGCGAGCCATCACGGCACGAGGAACTGCCATCCAGCAAGTTCCCGTCGCGCCAACGTCGATCCATGAAGGCCGGGCTGCCGCGAACCTCACCGGTCGGTCCTCGAACGGGAAGCCGATCCATCTCCGCCGACAGCCGCACCCGACGAGACGGCGCCCCGAGCGTATGTGCCGCGACGGCATGCCCATCCGCACATTGGCGCGGCATGCCCACACCGCCGCCTGCGCCGCATTGGCGTCGTTGGAGCCGCGAACCCATCACGTGACCCAGGACGCAACGCCGCGCTCCGGATGCTCGCTCGCCAATATCTTTCATCCGCCACGGCGGCACGCAGGCGCACCGATGCGTCGATCGAACATCCCCTGGCATCCGTACGACCCCTGCCGATGGAGGAGCCGGACGCCCGCTTCGCGACGCCCGGCAAGACCCGAAGCTAGGAGGCCCCGCCCACCAGCCGCCGAACCCCTCCGACACGCGCCTGACGAATCCGGCTCGCGTGCGCCAGTAGCGCGGGTCGCGCATCATCGCGCGCAGCTCGCCTCATCCCCGCACCCGGCGCCTCGCCGCGCGAGGCGAGCCGGCTCCTGGCGCTCCATCATCCTGCCGCGCGATCACCCCTCGGCGGTGGGGACAGCGCCTCCAACCCCGGCGCCGGCAGGTTGGCGGGCGGCCCAGGCGGTGACTGCTCGGCGCGCGGCGGAACGGTCCTCGCCGCCGAAATGCCCGGCGCAGCTTCTCGACCTGGCGCTCCGCCTCGAACTGCCCGGCCGCCTCGGCGATCAGCGGCAGCAGCCCTTCCACTGCCAGTCGTATACGAGCAGCGCCTGGTCGTTGTGAAGCCCGCCTCGGCAGGCCTGCCGTTCACGCCCTCGTCGGAACAGCACAGCTTCGTGCCTGCCTCGATGCGGTAGCCGGCCGGCCGTCCGGCACGCGAAGGCCCGGCGGAAGCGGATGCCTCCGCCTCCCCGGCGCATCGGCGGCGGGTGGCGATGCGCTGCGACAGCCGCATCTCCAGCTCGCGATAGGATTTCAGCAGCGCCTCGACGCGGATCGCACGCTCTCCCGTCCCGAACTTCTCCGCACCTGTCGGGCCGGTGGCGCGCGCCATATCGGCCCGCCGGCTTCGGCCAGGGCTGTCTCCACAGATCCTCGGGCATCAGGCCTCATCCTTGTCGGTTTGCGCGGGGGAAGCATCACCTCGGCGCGCAGAGAGCGTCCGGCCGAGCAGCGTGCGGCGGCGGCGGCCACTGCGCCAGGGCCACGCTGCCCATGGCCGCGCACCGCCTGGAGAGAACGCAGCGTGTTCGCCGCATCGCGCGGCCCTGCACCTGCGCCCACGGGCTGCGGTAAGCCAGCACCGCCTCGCGCCCGTCCAGCAGCAGCGGCGGATCCGCCGCGCCGCCCCAGCACGCCGAGCAGCGGGCGATGAGCGGCGTCACAGCTCCGCCTGCAACCGCCCATAGGTGGCGCCGAGCAGCCGCGCGGTCTGCGCGAGCGTTCCAGCACCTCGGTCCCCGTCATGTTGTCGCTGCGTGCGGCCCGAGCGGTCGGCCAGCAGCGCGCCGCGGATGCGCGCCCGGAGGTCGGACAGCACGAGCTGCGCGGGATAGCCTGAATTCCCCGGCGCCTTCACGGCGTGAGGCCGGAGGAACCCGGCGCCCTTCGATGATCGCGCCGGGCTCCAGCCGAAGACCGTCGCCGGGTTCATCACGCGCTCGTCGTCGGCGAGCCAGATGCCGGTCGCCGCGATGGAGGCTTCATCAGCAACCAGCTCACACTTGTTGGCGTGCTGATATCGGGCAGCGCCTTGGCTACGGCCCGCGGCCATAGCCTCGCCCGGCGCCTTCAGCCAGCGGAAGGCGATGAAGGGACTGTCGTGAACCGCCCTCGCCACAGCTCCGCCGAGGTCGTCGCCCGCAGCGCCATGACCGATGGCCCCTGCGGTCGGCCAGACCGCCTCGACCAGCGTGCCGCGCCTCGCCGCGTCCTCCCCGGCCCGGCGGCAGCGGGGCCCGGGTAGCGTTCCCGCAGCCCCGCAAGCGCTCACCGCGCGCGCGGAACACGGTGGTCGAACCGCCGGAGGCGCCTTCCTCCAGCACCGCCTCGCGCAGCGGCACGGCGGTGAAGCGCAGCGCCGAGGCCTCACCGAGCGGCGCCTCCTCCACCAGCAGGATGCCGGTGCCCGCGATCACCAGGTCGAGGAAGGCCTGGTGCATCTCCAGCGCGAAGTTCGAACGGTCGAGATGCCCCTGCAGCGTCTCCGCCGTCTCCTCCAGCGCGGCCGCCGCCTCCGCATCGCCTTCCAGCGAGCGCGACGGGGCGAGGCCGAACCAGCGCGACCAGGGCGGCGTCAGCTCCGCCAGCAGCGAGGCGGCGAGCTGTTCCGCCGCATCCGCCGCGGTGGCGTCGAAGATGGCCACACGCCCGCCGCTCGCCGGCGGCAGCACATGGTCGTAGCAATCCTGCCACAGCGCATCCTGCGCGCGGCGACGGTCGAGGGCGCGGGCATGCCGCACCAGGATCTCCTCCGGCGTCATGCCTTCACTCCCCAGCAGCGACTTGCGCGTCGGCGAAATCCGGCCGCGCATCCAGCACGCGCCGGGCGAGGTCGCGATGGTGCCGGCCAGGCCCCGCGGGCACGCTCGCGCTCTCGGTGCGGGATGCGGGCCGCCGTTCCTCGGCGCTCTGCTGCGGCTCGATGTGGTCGAGGCGGTTCGGGGGCCTGCGGCGTCGTGATGACGACGGCTTCGGGCTCGGAACAGGCACCATTCGCACGGCCTCCTTCGTGATCGTGCTCGCGTCCGCCCGCGCCCCGAAACGCCGCGGGCCGTCCTGGAAGGACGGCCCGCGAAGCCGGGGGATGGGAGGGGAAGACGCCAGGCGCAATTCGCCCGTTGGTGAGAGGATGATATCCTAGATGCCCGAGTGGTCAAGAGTTTTTTCTTATCATCCTGAAGATTCCTTGCCAGTCCGCGGAACACCCATGCGCGTCACGCGAAGGGCGCCCCGGCCCCGAAATGGCGCGGCACAGCCCCCCGCAGGTCATGGAAAGAAGGCGGCAGCCGCCGCCGCGCTCCGGCCCGCTGGCGAAGGGCCCAAGCACCTCCACCCCGCCCGCCGGTAGAAGCCCGCAGGTCGAACATCGCCGGCGCCACCAGCCGGCGCCACCTCAGGCGCGTGGGCGCGGCTCACACCGTCCAGCCCGCTTCGTCGCGCAGCGCGCGAAGCATGGCGAAGCCGCGCCGCAGAGGCGCAGCCAGGCGGTCGGCCGCCCCGCCGAAGGCGGATCACCCCCTCCTGGCCGGCGTCCGCGCCTCGGGGTAGCGCAGCTTCATGCCACGATCCCTTACCCGCCAGCGGCCATTAAGCGGTTCATCGCCTCCCGCATTGCAGGCGTCGTTGCGCTCGGACAGGTCGGTGGGTCGGGGGCCAAGCCGCGCTCCCCCCAGTGCGCAGATGCGCATGGATCAGGTCGATCGCCGCTCCGGTACAGCGGTCGAGGCTTTGATCACATCGTCGGGCTCGCAGGGGCGGATCTCTGCCTTGCCCGCGGTGATGCGGGCGCCGTCGCGGCGGGCGATCAGCGCGGCCATGGTCCAGAACCAGGCCTCTTCGGCCGAGCGGAACGGTTCCGCGGCCTGGATGCTGGCGAAGCTGGGGGCGTGGTAGGTGCTGCGGGGGGCAGGGCGCAT